AATTTTTGATACAAAAAGTGGACTAACTAATCAATTTTATGATATAATGAATGGAATTAATTTTTGTTTGAAATATAATGTATTATTTACATTCAGATATTGTTCTTTTAGAAATGATAATTTAAACAGTTGGACTAATCAGCCATTTGAAAAACTGTTTGATTTGTCTCTTTTGAATGAATATAAATTATATATAAATTATTATGATATTAAAGATAAACTAACAAACGATAATTGTTTTAATTTGAATGGAAGTCAATTAGCTAATATAATTTTTAAAGATGATGATATTTTAAATCAATTGATCAATTTAAATAAAAATTATGTTGTTTTAGCAAAATTTTGGTCGCTATACAAATTTAGAGACTTTGTAGATCATACAATACATACTCGTATATTACCTTCTAAACAATTAATGGATGTATTTAAAAATACTGGTATTAATATACCATATAATTTTATTCATTATAGATATGAAAAAGATTTTACAGACTACTTCAAAGTTGAGATTGAAAGTTTAGATAATTTAATAGAAAAAATAAAATTTAAAAATAATGAATTAAAAATATATATAGCAACCCATAATATTAAAAATTTATTAGATTTAAATGATAATAAATATAAAAATATTTTATACAAAGATGATGATTCATTATCATATTTAAATTTTGAAGAACGTGCATTTATTGATTATATGATTGGTTTAAACTCGGTAGAATGTTATGGTCATAATAAATCATCCTTTTCTGTAATGATTAATAATATAAAAAAAACAAAGAATTATTATAATTTATTGTAAGAATTCTGTGTTTTTTACGCACTTTACAATAGCAATAAGCACAAACAGCATCGAATTGCAAATTTAAAAAATACATTTTTTACAAAATGTATTTTTATTACATATTCTGTAACATTATTATTTAATTTTTCTCAAAAAATATTCTAAATATCCATTTGGGTTGTGCTTACTGGTAGTGTAAATCTTCAATCGTGTAAATGTTTTACATTATTCTTCAATTAATTTATTTGTAAGTATATTCAAATTGTAGTAACCATATTTTTTTGAGGGTTCAAATGCCATATTTTCTCCCCATTCATTGAATGCGTTTATAAGTAATATATTATCAAGTTCACTTGATTTTTCGTAATTATATGTATCTATTAATTTATCACAGAAAGATAATTTTTCAATTTCTCCATTACATTTGCATACTGTAGATAATTCAAGTCTATTTGGAATAAATAATCTTGCACGATTATTAAAATCAAAAATAACGGTTTGGATTGTTTTTTCATTTACATGATATGGATTCATTGTATAATCATGATAATCTATTTTAAGTTGTTTATCTTCTTTATCATAATATCTTGCATCAAATTTTTTGTAATTAAAGTTTATATAAAATTTTTTATATTTTTCATTTTTATTTACAAATGAATTTAAAACTAAATGTACCCCTAAAAACCCATTTGCAATAGATAAAGTATTCAATATTTCGTAGAATTCATCTATATTTTCAATTAAATAATTATGGTAAATGAAAAAAACAGGTTTATTATCTATTTTTAAGTAATTTGGATGTTTAAAATAGTCTATCAAATTTGTAGCATTTTCTAGAAAATTTTTATTATCATATACATTTTGTATTTTATATTTAGAACTCACACCAAATGCAGTGTTATTTGTCCAATCTTCATTTGCCCAAATAAAAAAAATCTTTTTATCTTTTATATCTACATCATCATTGAAAAAATTGTTTATTACTTTTTCCATTATTGTATGTTTATGTGTCATATTATTTGTAGTAAACCAATAATAATACATTGCAAATCCTTTATATCCATAATCGTTTATCAAGTCTATTTGTTTTTGGATAATAGATGTATTTGTTAAATCGTACTTTTCTAAATTGGATATTTCTAAATAATCTTTATCTAATTCATCTAATTTAATAATATTATTATTGTTATATTTTACTAAATTTTTTATGTCATTATACCCCTGATAAAATAATATATTGTTTTCGTGAATATTATGAAATTGTGGAAAATATATAAAATAAGGTTGAATATCATGTTTAAAATTATACGGTTGCATAATATTTTTCGATTTTTTTGTTATAAACATATCATTCCAAAAAGCACTATAATAAAGAATAGGTTGGATTTTATAAAAATAATTTTGTTTATATCTATTGATTAAAATATGTAATTCTTCAATAGTGTTAAATGAATATGATTTAGGGTAATCTTTCAACCTATCAATAACTGTAGAATTAAAATTTTTTTTCAAATAAAGTATTGGCAGGTCCATTGTCATTGCCAATGTTAAAGTATAAGAATATGTTTCAGGCCATAAGCTTAATTCTAGTAATACATTCACTTTTTTTTGTTGAATATTATTGTTTAACTCTTCTATCGAGTTATACGATATGTAATTACGAAAGTTATGTATAGTTATTAATCCAAAGACAACAATTTCTACATTTGTATTGTTTTTGTAAAAATGAATAATTTTTTCTAATATTTTTAATCCTTTAATCTCGATAATATTACCAATTATTCCTACTACAATTTTATTATTTATTTCATCGGTTGAATTCGAATAATGCATTGTCTTGTCTTTCTCTCTACTCAAATAGTCTGGTAGTGATACAATACTTATTTTTTTTTTATAATGTTTTTTAAACATATATAGATTTTGAATATTTTGAGTGATAATGTGGTCATATTTATTAATATTTATAGTGCTTTTTTCATTTTTAATTAAGTCATCTAACTCATGATAAAAAGGTTGTAGTCTTGTCGTTAAACTATAATAATCATGTGTTATTCCTATAACTTCTTTATTCAAAGTAAATATTTTTTCCATAAATTTAAGTTCGTGTCCTAAAAAATGATTTACAAATATTTTATGAATTCTACTTGCAATTTTTTCTAAAAAATCTAAACTTTCAAAAAGATCGTATTTTTTATCTATACTATACTCTTCATTTATATTTACATGAAGTTCTCCATTTATGTTTCTGAGTATAACAAATGTCTGGTATTTTTTGTATTTGGAAATAATAGTATTTAAAAAAAATGTAGTACCACCTCCACCATTAGAAAAATCTATTACTAAAATAAAGTCATCTAATTTATTTATAATATCTTCATTCACTGTATATTTTAAAAAATTCTCATCTTTTTTATTTATTTGCATTGTTTTTAATATATCATTTTCATGCATTTCATCATGAAGTAAATTTGAATTGCATAATTCATAATTATTGTTATATTTCTCATTTACATAATAATTTGGATAATTATTCAATTCTATTGTAGGATTTATTGGTTTAATGTAAATTCTATTTTCAAAAAAACCATGATTTAAATAATGCTGAATAGCAAATTCTTCACTTTGAATAACATTTTTTAAATCTTCATTGCAATTTATATATTCTTTCCATTGGAAATCTTCAGGAAGTGTAAGTTTGTATTTTCTATTTTCAAAATAACCACTTTCAATATAATGTATTGTAGTTTCTTTTTGATTCTTGAATTGTAAATCTTTATTTAAATATAAATATCCTCTCCAGTTAAAATCTTTTGGTAAAGTAATAGTATATTCTCTTTGTTCATATCGCCCATAATTAATATAATGATCAACAGCTTTCTTTCTTGTGCTATTGGGATCTAAATCATTGTTTAATTTTAAATATGTTTTCCAATAAAAATTTTTAGGTAATTCATTTTTTAGTATTTTTTGTATCATACGTATTCTTATTTTATATATTATTAAAAAAAAATACATACAACACAAATTATTTTATTATTGATTTGTATAATATATTATTATTACAACATTTTATATTAAAATTATTCTGTAAAACTCTATACCAAAAATCTCTAAAAATAAATTTTCTATTTACTAAATGAATAAATTTTCCAACAATATGAATTATATCTTTTCGCCAGACTATTCCTGTTTCTGGTAAAAATATTTGTTTATAATTGCTTATGAATAACATAGTATCTGCAGTAAATGTAAAATCTTCTTTATATCCATCGTTATTTGTTACTCTATAACTAGAAAAAGCTACATCAACATTATAATTCTCATTTAAATAATTAATAAAATAATACGAATAATTACTTTCATGATGGTCGTCTATATCTATAATAACTAAATATTCAGTATCACAATTAGTTACACAAAAATCTAAAAAATTGTTATATTTTTCTTTAAAATTATTTACAAAAATATGAATGTTAAACATTATTTCTGAATATTTATTCAATTTTTCTATAATATTTTTATAATTTTCATTTTCACATAGACTTTCACATATTACAATAGATAATTTTATTTTATTATTAGCATTTTGTGAGACAAAATTACTATATAAATGGCTCAATTTATGTTCAATATTAGATAAATCATCTATAAAACAAAACCAGGTTAATTGAATCGTAGCTTTTACATCTAATTTATTTAAATCATAATTTACTTTTTTATTAAACGAGTTTAAATAAATGTGTTCTTTGTTCATAGTGATAAGATATTCATTTGCATTTTTTATTTCATTTAATAAATAATCGGGATTGTTTAATAAAATCAAATCTTCTATTTTTTCATAATAAAGTGGATAATTTTCACCTAAATATTCTACCACACCAGGAAGTTTATTTACTATGACAGGTGTATTAAATTTAATACATTCTAAAATAGTATTATTTGCACAAGCATCTATTAAATGTATGAATACACAATAATTTGTAAATATTTTTTCATATTCTATATTACTTAATTCTTTTATAATAGTAATATTATCTAATTTATAAGAACTAGATAAATGATTCCACTCTTTTTCAAAATCATTTTTGATTAAAATAGTTTTATGGAATTCTTTTGGTTGTTTAAAATCAATAAAAGTTTTAAAATTACGAAGCCACCATCCTATGTGAATAATTTGTTTATTTTTACAAAATAAAGAATAATCAAAACATTTTTCATTTCCATGTATTTCTATAGGATGAGATACAGATAGTAATTTTGTTCTTAAAAAATGGCATCTATTATACAAATACTCTTTGTGTTCATTTGTTAATGTATAAAAAAAAACTATTTGATTTTCTAATTCATACTCTTTTATTTTTCGAATAAGGTTTTTGTTTGTATGTTCTTCATTGTATATTATGTTATTTTTTATATTTTTTCTATACTCTGCATTATACCAGTTATGAAAAGGCGGATTATGACAAAATGTAACAATTTTATAATTATGATTATATATTCCTTTCAAATAATATTTTTTTTCTACCATATCTCCCCAAATTAAAAATTTTTCACTCCATTCATCAAAAAAAATTTGTTCTTTGAAATTTTCCTTTTTTTCAAATTTTTTTATAAAATTGTTCATTACCTCTTTCCAACCGTAATAATGTAATCCATAATTATCATAAATATTTTTGTATATTAAATTATTTTTACTCATAAGTCTTATTTTTAACCTGTTATTATCTAGTATATTTTGTTCCATTATTAATTTTTTTAAATTTATTTTTACATTTGGAATATTTTGAACAGTTGAATTTTTTTTTGGTTTATCTATTATGTTTATATGTCTACTATTATCAACATAGTCAT